TGTTCTTCCACTATAATGTGGGGGACCACAAGGGTGGCGTCCTATGTCCGAAGCGTAACTTCGGAGATGACTGCCCAATTTGCGAATTCGCCTCCAAGCTATGGCGCGAGGGGGTTGATCACAACGACGAGGAAAGCAAGAAGCTGGCGAAGTCACTTTTTGTTCGCACTCGATACTTCTCGCCAGTAGTTGTACGTGGCCGAGAAGATGAGGGAATCAAGGTATATGGCTATGGCAAGCAGGCATACGAACTGTTGCTTGGCTACATCCTCGACCCCGAATACGGTGATATCACTGATACCAAGGAGGGTACCGATATCACTCTCACTTACACCAAGCCTAATAAGCCCGGTGCATACCCACAGACAAGCCTAAAGATGCGTCGAAACACATCCACCTTGCTTAATGATGCAGAAGCGATCCCCGCCCTCCTCGATCGCATGCCTGACTTTGACGGACTTTTCGAACGTCTCAGTACACAGCAAGTCGATGCCATCTTGGATGAGCAGCTTTCCGGAGATTCCTCCGCAGAAAGCCGGTCATCTGTGACAGCCAAGTACGGTCCTGCCGACGGTAAGAGCAGTGTTGACCGCGCATTTGATGAACTAATGAGTGGCTAAAGTAACTAGGCACGTCTGAGACCGATGGCAGAGCGGGATCGAAATACTCTGCCACATTTTAGTAATAAAAGGAGAAAACTATGCTAGAATCATTGAAGTCGTTATGGGCCCGTTGGAAGGTCCAAGTAAGTTTTGTTGGCGGCGTGCTTGTTGTTGCAACTGCATTCGGAACTTGTACCTACAACCCACAAGAGGTTTCTGAAGTGCTTGATACCGATGAAGCCCCCGCCGAAGAAGTATCAGCAGAAGAGGTTTCTGATATCACGACCGAAACTGAGACTACCACTAGTGACGAAACTACCACTACCGGTGAATAAATAAAAGCCGCTGGCAGACCGGTGAAAAGTCTGCCGCTTTTATTTTAATAAGGAGGGCACGTGCCTAAAAAGAAAGTAACTAAAACCAAGCCGGGCAGAGTATCTATGCAAGATCTAATGTCGCTTGTCAACAAGAAAGCCGGCAGAAATGTCGCACACGATCTAACTGGTGATAACCCGACATCAGTTAAAGAATGGATTCCTACCGGCTCCCGCTGGCTTGATTCCATTATTTGTAAGGGACAGGTGGCAGGCATTCCGGTGGGCAAAGTTACTGAGATTGCAGGACTTGAAGCGACCGGCAAGTCTTATATGGCTGCACAGATAGCCGCAAATGCCCAGAAACAGGGTAAGATGGTCGTCTATTTTGATTCCGAGTCTGCTATCGATCCAAGCTTCTTGGAGCGCTCAGGATGCGATTTAGAGCGTTTAATGTACGTTCAAGCATCATCTGTCGAGTTTGTTCTTGAGACTATTGAAGAATTGCTTGGAGCAGCGTCAGATCAGTTGGTGTTTATTTGGGATTCATTGGCGTTCACGCCATCTATTTCAGATGTCGAAGGTGATTTCAATCCTCAGTCTTCAATGGCAGTTAAGGCACGTATCTTGGCTAAAGGAATGTCGAAGTTGACTATTCCGCTGGCAGATAAGCAAGCTACGTTTATTGTTCTTAATCAATTGAAGACGAATATTCCGCAAGGACCGACGGCGCGTATTGTGGCGATGACTACACCGTATATCACACCGGGTGGCAAAGCCATGCACTACGCATATTCGTTGCGGATTTGGTTGACTGGCCGCAAGGCAAAGTCCTCATTTATTGAGGACGATAGGGGCTTCCGAATTGGTTCTGAGGTAAAGGTCAAGCTTGAAAAGTCTCGTTTTGGTACGCAAGGTCGCTCATGTGCATTCCGTATTCTTTGGGGCACCGATGAGATCGGAATTCGCGATGAAGAAAGCTGGTTTGATGCAATCAAGGGATCTGATAGTTTAACCTCCGCAGGAGCGTGGTACACTCTTTCTACGCCCGACGGGTACGTTAAAAAGTTTCAGCCGTCTAAGTGGACAGAATTAATTACGACCGATAGTGAATTTAAGAGCAGGGTCGTGCGTCTAATGGACGAGGAAATTGTTCAGAAATTTGATAAGCGAGAAGGAAGTGCCGACGCATTTTACGCCGATCCAGAAGACTTGACGGTTCCTGTGAAAGAATAATCTTTATTAAAAAGTAGTTGACTTCGCCCTCCGGATTGGTTATAATAAGATATAATCATGAAGGAGGGTTCTTGTCTTTATTTTGTAAAGAGTACAAGTGCGGTGGCACCGTAAAGGAACATAAGTATGGTGGCCGAATCAAAAGGTTCATCGAGCTAGCTGCGAAGGTTGCACAGCAGTCGGATTCTCCCGATTATCGCCACGGCGCTGTTTTGGTGCGTGGTTCGAATGCCGTTAATGTCTCGTTCAATAAAAATGCTTTTTGTTCATTTGGGCAGCGCTTTAGGGATCCCAACATGGGTAGCCCCACTCTTCACGCAGAACTTGGCGTGATCCTCGGAATGGAGCGCAAGATTACCGAGGGAGCAACTGTATATGTTGCGAGAGTAGGAAAAAACGGAGATTATCGCTTGTCAAAGCCGTGCCACATGTGTTATGCTGCTATGAAACACGTCGGCATCAAGCGTGTAGTTTATACAATCAATAACCAAGTAGCGGGGAGTTACAAACTATGAGAAACTATGGATATGCATGCATCAACAAGGGCTTTTCTGAGCGCCCCAAGTCGAAGCGAATCACCACTAACAGAACGATGATCAAGCGCACGTTTAATGAGCGAGGAATTGCCTACGCATCTGAACTAGCGCTACAGAATGTGCGAGATTTGTACAGGATTCTGGAATGGAATCTTGAAAACAACATTTATTTCTATCGCTTGTCTTCTGATATTATTCCATGGGCTTCTGAGTATGAAATGGAGCAGCTGCCTGATTATGAAGAAATTTACGAAGCATGCCAGAAGGCCGGTAAATTTGCTCGTATGCACAACATGCGCCTGACCTCGCATCCCGGCCCATTCAACAAGTTGGCATCCCCCAAGGAGCGTGTATTTCAGCTTACTTACAAGGATCTAAAGGTTCATGGTGATTTGTTTGATATGATTGGCTTGCCTCGCACGCCGTATGCAAAGCTAAATATTCATGTCGGCGCCGCCTACGGGGATAAGCCATTTGCGCTTGATAACTTCTGCCGCAACTTTGAGCGATTGCCAGAAAATGTGCGCTCAAGGTTGACTGTGGAAAACGACGACAAGCCATCGCTATATTCTACCAAGGAATTGTATGAAGGAGTATACAAGCGCATTGGTATTCCGATTGTGTTTGACTACCATCACCACATGCTGCATCCGGGTGGGCAGACGGAGCAGGAGGCGCTTGAGTTGGCTCTATCGACATGGCCGCAGAGCATTATCCCTGTGGTTCACTATGCCGAATCGCGCTCCGAAGAATACAATAACCCAAAGATCAAGCCGCAAGCGCACTCTGATTATGTTGTGCGAGATTTCAATGACTACGGGCATTGTATTGACGTAATGATCGAAGCCAAGCACAAAGAGCTTGCACTTTTGCGGTATCGTGATATAATGAACAACAAAGGAGAAAAAGTAGCATGAAACGTGTACTTATTGTTGACGCCCTGAACGCTTATTTGAGGGCCTATATTGTAGACCCTAGCCTATCGACCAATGGGCAACCAATCGGCGGATTGAAGGGTTTCATCAAAATTCTACAGAAACTTGTCAGGCAAACGAAGCCCGATGCTGTAGTAGTCTGCTGGGACGGACCTAATGGTTCAAAAAAGCGCAAGACTATGGATAAAAACTACAAGGAGGGTCGCAAGCCGATTCGGCTAAACCGAGCATTTCATAATCTCACCGATGACGAAGAATTGCAGAACAAGATTTGGCAGCAGGGCCGTGTTGTGGAATATCTGAACAACATGCCTATTATTCAGACGATGCTGCCTGAGATCGAAGCAGATGATGTCATTGCCCATGTGTGTTCTCTTGACTATTTTTCAGATTGGCAAAAGATTATTGTATCCAACGACAAGGACTTTATGCAGGTCTGTAATGAAACAACGGTGTTGTGGCGCCCTGTCAAGGACGAGATCCTAAACTCTAAGAGAATTGTGGAGCAGACAGGGGTTCACCCAACCAATATGGCCCTCGCCCGCGCAATTATTGGAGATGCATCAGATAACTTGCCCGGTGTGAAAGGTGCTGGTTTTAAGACTGTGGCCAATCGTCTCGGATTTTTGTCTGAAGACAAGACATACACAATCGATGATGTTATAGAACACTGTGCAGAGAAGAGCATCACAAGCAAGTTAAAGTTTTATCACAATGTTATGGATAGCAAGAGCACTATCGAGCACAACTACAAAATGATGCAGCTTTATGCGCCACAGATGTCGGTTCAGTCCAAGATCTTCGTTCAAGAATCGATTGAGAATTTTGAATGTGAATTTAACAAGACCGAGATTATTAAGATGATGCGCGAGGATGGATTTGGTGAGCTAAATTGGGATGATCTAAGGTCACACTTAAACAAGATTTCTATTGATTGTCTTGACAATACAACAGAATAAATTTAATTTTCTTATTGACATTAGGAAGCAATGAGGTATACTTACAAACACAAAGAGAGGGCGATATGAAAGCAGAAAAAGTAAATCTTGGAAGGTACGGCAAGACCTTCCAAGAAGGACTAGTTCAGCTTATATTTGAAGACCGTCCATTTGCCGATCAGATCACCGAAGTTCTAGACGTTAATTTTATCGAACTTGAATATCTTCGCGTCTTTCTCAATAAGATGCTGAATTTCCGCCATCGATACAGCAAGCACCCGTCTGTGGATGCCATGATGACCATCATCAAGACTGAATTGGAGGATGAAGACGAGGTTTTAAAAGAGCAGGTACAAGATTATTTTGTTCGCATTCACCAACGAGAACTGACGGACATTGACTATATTAAAGAAACGTCACTTGACTTTTGTCGGAAGCAAAACCTCAAAGAAGCAATGATGACTTCTGTGGGGTTGTTGCAGAATTGTTCGTTTGATGAGATCTCAAAAGTAATCAACGACGCGCTAAAGTTAGGTTCGGAAAACAATTTTGGCTATGACTATATGGCAGATTTCGAAGCCCGATTTCAGCCTAAGTTTAGAAACCCTGTGACCAGCGGTTGGCCCGACATTGATAAGATTACTGGGGGTGGTCTGGGCAAGAACGAACTTGGTGTTGTTATCGCCCCCACTGGTGCGGGCAAGTCTATGGTTTTGGTACATTTAGGATCTGAGGCTATAAAAGAAGGTAAAACTGTAGTACACTATACTCTAGAGTTACAGGACACAGTTATTGCCACTAGATATGATAGTTGTATTACCGGTTATCCGTTGTCCGACATAATTAACTTTAAGGACGAAGTATATGACGAAATTAAAGATCTTGATGGCTCACTTATTGTTAAGGAGTACCCAACTAAGTCTGCATCCACAAATACAATTAGAGCACATCTTTCTCGTCTTGTTAAGCGTGGGATACACCCCGGAATGGTTATTGTAGATTATGCAGATCTACTTAAGCCCGTTCAAGCAAGAAAAGAAAAAAGAAACGAATTAGAATCTATTTATGAAGAGTTGAGAGCAATCTCACATGAGTTCCAGTGTCCAATTTGGACCGCCTCACAAACTAACAGATCTGGACTAAGCGCAGAAGTAATCACAATGGAACAAATTTCAGAAGCGTTTAATAAGTGTTTTGTCGCAGATTTTATTTTCTCGGTTTCCAGAACCATCGAAGATAAGCAAAACAACCAAGGTAAAATTTTCATTGCCAAAAACAGGAATGGTCCCGATGGGATGATTTATAACATCTTTATGGACACTTCCAATGTTAATATTAAGATTTTACCAAAACCGCCTAACCTATCCGGGTCTTCTGCGGGTGCTGGTCAAAACAATGTAGTGACAGCCCCAGTAGCATTAGATGCAAGGGCACAAAGGAGCTTGCTCCAAGCCAAATACACCAAATTAAGAAGGAAATAATTAAATGAGAACTATTGATAATATCCGCAGATTCAGACTATCCGATACTTTTATCGAGCCCTACAAAGATGCCGAAGTACCATGGGGGCCTCTCGGCTATGTTACGTTTAAGCGGACATACGCTCGTAGGTTGAGTGAATTCGAAACAGATGCTACTGGCACTGAAGAGTGGTGGCAGACATGTCGTCGTGTAGTAGAGGGTATGTTCAATATGCAAAAGCAGCATGTGTTCTTCTTAGGTCTGGAGTGGAACGATGCTAAGGCTCAGAAGACGGCCAAAGATGCATATGATCGCCTTTTTAATCTCAAGTGGACCCCTCCCGGTCGCGGCTTGTGGATGATGGGCACAAAGTTTGTCGAAGAACGAACTGCAGCCGGCTTGTTTAATTGTGCTTTCCGTTCAACGAAAGATCTATCAACCAAGGGGGGTTATTTGTTTGCTTGGATGATGGATGCTTTGATGGTTGGTATTGGTGTAGGATTTGACACTGAAGGCGCTGGAACTATCACTATCTGTGAACCACAATATACAAATGATACTCTTATAATTGATGATTCACGCGAAGGATGGGTTGACTCAGTTCACACCTTGCTTGATGGCTTTTTCTTTGGCTCCAAGATCCCTAAGTTTGATTATTCCGCTATCCGCCCAGAAGGTGCTCCAATCCACGGTTTTGGTGGCACCTCTTCTGGCCATGGCCCGCTAAAAGAGTTGCACGAAAGCCTAACTGAGTTATATTCCAAGAAGGTCGGCGAGCCGATTACATCAGTTGACATTGTAGACACAGAAAACCTGATCGGTCGTTGTGTTGTTGCTGGTAACGTGCGCCGTTCTGCGGCACTTGCTATGGGTCGCCATGACGATACGCATTATTTGGAAATGAAAAACGATTCCGAGAAATTAATGCACCATAGATGGGGTTCTAACAACTCGTTTAACGCAATTGTTGGAATGGATTACACTTGGCACGCCCAGCAATCACAAAAGAACGGAGAACCGGGCTATATTTGGCTTGATAACGCGCGCACTCGCGGTCGTTTCAAGGATGGAGAGCGGCTAGACGATGTAAATGTAGCCGGTTTTAATCCTTGTGTTGAGCAGCAGTTGGAAGATGCAGAATTGTGTTGTTTGGTGGAGACTTTTCCGGCAAAGCACGAGAATTTGGAAGATTACCTTAAGACGCTTAAGATAGCATATCTCTATGGTAAGACCATTACGCTTTCAAATACACACTGGCCTGAAACCAACGCAAAGATGCTTAAAAATCGTCGCATTGGACTTTCTCAGTCAGGAGTTGTGCAGGCATTTAACAAGCATGGCCGACGCGAGATGTATGAGTGGTGTGATAAGGCTTATGATTTCGTTCAGAGTCTTGATGAAGAGTACTCTAACTGGCTTTGCATCCCCAAGTCGATTCGCACTACTTCAATCAAGCCATCTGGTACCGTTTCTTTGTTGAATGGTTCGACGCCGGGTATTCACTTTCCAGAGGATGAGTATTACATTCGCCGCATTCGCTTTTCAAAGGATTCTCCGCTTGTTGGGCCATTGAGCGAAGCAGGCTACAAGATCGAAGACGATGTGTATTCGCCAAATACTGTTTGTGTTGAGTTTCCCGTTCACGAGCCTTACTTTGTCAAGGGTAAGCGAGATGTTAACATGTGGGAGCAGTTAGAGATCGCCGCTCAGTATCAGCATTATTGGGCAGACAACTCTGTATCAATCACGGTGACTTTCAAGCCTGAAGAGGCTCCGAGCATTAAAGATGCGCTGGAGATGTATGAATCTAGACTCAAGGCCGTGTCGTTTTTGAGGTATGAAGAAACAGGGTATGAGCAGGCGCCCTATGAGCCAATCACCAAAGCACAATTTGAAGAGATGACCAAAAAGATAACCCCCGTGCACCGCTTTGAGACTGATCAAGAAGGTTCAGGCACCAAGTTCTGCACAAATGACACATGCACATTTTAGTAAGGAGTAAGAATGTTTAAGCCAGTCAACAGATATGTACAGATCGAAACAAATCCGACAGAACCGCAGGAGACCAGTTCTGGTATTCTGCTACCGTCTGACTATAAACCCACTGACGAGAGATTTGTTAAAGCCCGAGTGCTGACATGGGCAGATGATGTGAGGTTCGACCAAAGCCTTGAGGAAAATCAAAGTGTTATAGTTGATAAAACTATGATTGAGCAAATCAATTATGACGGTCGGACAATTGAAGTAGTATTGGATAATTATATTTTAGGACTATTTATAGCATAGATTATAATTTTAATTCGGTAATGTATTGTGACAATAGATAAGAATTTTTACAACGAGTCATCTGCTAAAAATTTAGGCTGGGATCCAACTTGGTTTGGCGAAAAGTACTATGATGATCAGCTGACTCGCGCAATT